GGTAGCCACCAATGGCCTCAGTTCTGACACGCCGGCGCTTGATTCTGGCGAAGATTGAATCGACCTACGGCACGGATTCCACTCCGACCGGCGCTAGCAATGCGATCCTGGTTCGGAACCTGGAGATTCAGCCACTGGTCGCCGAGACTGTGAACCGCGATCTGGTTCGCCCTTACATGGGGCAGGCCGATCAATTGCTGGCACAGACTCGCGTTGAGGTGAGCTTCGAGGTTGAACTGGCTGGCTCTGGTACTGCTGGCACTGCCCCGGCCTACGGTCCGGTGCTGCGTAGCTGCGGCTTGAGCGAGACGCTGGTCACCAGCACCAGCGCCACCTACGCACCCGAGAGCAGCGGCTTCGAGAGCGTCACCATTTACTACCACGAAGATGGGATTCGCCATAAGGTGACCGGCTGCCGCGGCACCTTTGAGATCACTGGAGAGGTTGGCCAGGTGCCCGTGATCGCCTTCACCATGACGGGCATTTACAACGCCCCGACTGACGAAACCCTGCCGACTCCTACCTACGCCAACCAGGCCACCCCGCTGATCTTCAAGCAGGGCAACACCACCAACTTCTCCGCCTTCTCCTACAGCGGCTGCCTGCAGTCCTACAACTTCAGCATCGCCAATGATGTGATCTACCGCGAGCTGGTGGGTTGCACCAAGGAGATCATGATCACCAACCGCGCCCCCAGCGGCACGATCGTGATCGAAGCTCCGACCATCACGGCCAAGGACTTCTTCACCATTGCCACCGGCAGCAGCACTGGCAGCATCACCTTCCAGCACGGCACCACCGGCGGGAACATCTGCACGGTGACCACTGCTCAGTCCGACCTGGGCAACCTGACCTACAGCGATCAGGACGGGGTGCAGATGCTGAACATGCCGTTCATTGCAGTTCCGACCAGTTCGGGCAATGATGAGCTGAGTCTTGTTTTCACCTGACCTTGGCTTTTGTACTGAAGCAGTCGGACACCTACAGCTGGCCGATTGCCTTTGATATCCCCGTCGACGGTGGCCGTATGCAACGGCAAACCTTCGATGGGGAGTTTCGTCGGTTGAGCCAGTCTCGGATCACTGAGATCGGCCAGCAGATCAAATCTGAAGAAATCACTGACGCTGACTTGGCGGCTGAGGTGCTGGTCGGCTGGTCTGGTGTGACCGATGGCGATGGCAAGGATGTGCCCTTCAGCCAGAAGGCGCTAGAGCAACTGCTCGATGTGCCGATGTTGGCGAGTGCCATCACGGTTTCTTACTTCGAGAGCCTGCAGGGGGCTAAGCGAAAAAACTGATGGAGGCCGCTGAGCATTGGGCAGGCGGTGGCGTTGTAGACGAAACCGCCGACGATGCCGCGGCCTTTGGCCTTCCGTTGCCGGAGTTGCCACAACCGCCGGATGAGGATTTTGGAATCTGGCCGGAGAACTGGCCGGTGGTCGAGATGTTCCTGCGGGTCCAAACGCAATGGCGCACCACGATGAGTGGCGTGATTGGTTTGGACTATGCAGCGGTGCGTTGGCTGTTTAAGCTGTATGACGTAGAGGAACCGCGTGCGCTGCTGGAGGATCTTCAGGTGATGGAGGCCGCAGCGATGTCGGTGATCAATAAGCAGGGGGCATAGCCATGAATATGGATGCTGTGCTCAAGATCACCGCGAGTGTGGCAGGTGAGAACAATATCCGGCGGCTCGGCAACTCCATGCAGGGGTTGGAGGGCAGGATCAAGAATGCAAGCCTAGCCACCAACATTCTCTACACCGGCCTCAAGAGTCTTGCCGCTGTTGCCGTTACCGGCGGCGTTGTGGCAATGGCCAAGAGCGCGATTGATCTTGCCGACAACATGCGCGACCTATCGCAGCGCACTGGCGTCGGCATCGAGACACTTGGCCAGTTCAAGGTGGCAGCCGAGCTGAGTGGCACCAGTCTTGAGGGCGTCGCCAAGGGGTTGACGCTGCTGAACAAGAACATGGTTGCCGCGGCCACTGGTGGTGAAGGCGCAGCAGCTGCATTCAAAACAATCGGCGTGGCTACCACTGAGGTGGATGGCACGCTGCGGAAAGCCGATAAGGTGTTCCTCGATGTTGCCGATCGCTTTGCCGCGATGCGCGATGGTCCTGAAAAGGCCGCGCTGGCAATGAAGATCTTCGGCAAATCTGGCGCCGAACTGATCCCGATCTTGAATCTGGGTAGCAAAGAGATCCAGCGCTTCGGCCTGGGCATCGGTCCAGACTTTGCTAACAAGGCCGACGCCTTCAATGATTCGCTGGGGATCATGAAGGCGCAGGTGACTGTGCTCACCGTGCAGATCGGCTCGGCTTTGCTGCCTGTGCTCAGCGGTCTGGTGACTGTGGTCGCGCAGGGCGTCACCTTTGTCGGCAATCTTGCAGCTGAGTTCTACAAGGCGATCGGTGGTGCGGCTGGGTTGCAGCAGATCGCTGCCACATTGATCAAGACGATGGTGGTTTTGGGCAGTGTGACTGCTGGGGTCTTCATCGCCACCAATGTGACCACCTTCGCAACGGCGCTGCGCGGTGTGCTTACAGTGCTGCGCCCGATGGTGATCCTGCAGCGCACGCTGCTTGCGATCGAGACTGCTCGCGCTTCGGTATTGGGTGTGATCGCTGCACTGCAGACTCCTGGACCTGCGCAGACAAAAGCGATCGCTGCCGTTGCTGCTGGCACGCTTGGCACCTTCGCGTTGGTTGCTGGTGTCGGCAAGATGATCGACGATCTCACCAAGCGGATCGGCGACACGCTGGGCAAGGGATTGCAGATGCCCAACATCCCGACGCCTGCGCCCGGCGCAACGCCGGATCTGACTGGCCTGCGGACTGGTGATGGCGGCAAGCAGAAAGCAAAGGATGAAGCCGCACGCCGAAAGGAAGCATTGCTGGCTTCGCAGGAAGCGTTAAAGCAATCGAGGGGCGAACTTGCTGTCACTCGTGAAACCAACCCAGTCAAGAAGATTGCGCTGGATTATGAGGAGAAGCGCCGCGCTTTGATTGCTGCATCTGATAAGGCCTTTCGTGAAGCCTTGAGTGGTGAGCAACAGGCAAACATCCAGCGGAAGCTCTCCATCGATCTGCGTAAACTCGAAATCCAAGGGATCAATGAAGGCACTCAAGCCTTTAAGGACTTCTATGGCGCTGGCTTCGAAGCCGGAATGAGCGGTGAACTGTTTTACGTCTCAGTCGAAAAGACAACCAGCGCGATGCAGGATTTTAATCTTGGCATCACTGGTTATATCGAAAGCATCGGAACGCTAGGCACCAACCTGAGCAACCTGGCTCAAAGCGGATTCAAGGGTTTGGAGGATGCAATCGTCAGCATGACGACTACTGGCACATTCAACTTCCAACAGTTTGCGCTTTCGATCGTCGAGGAAACCACTCGCATGGTGACTCGGTTGTTGGTTATTGCTCCAATGCTGTCATTTATTCAGAGCCTGCTGCCAGGTGGCGGTGGCGGCCTTGGTGGTTTATTCAAGAGTCTTGGTGGTTTGAATCCATCTGTTGGTTTCGGATCAGGCATCACTGGCTTCGCCAATGGCGGTGTTGTGAATCGCCCAATGATGTTTGCCTACGCCAATGGTGGGACAGGTCAGTTCGGCTTGGCTGGCGAGGCCGGACCGGAGGCAATCATGCCCCTGCGCCGCGGCCGTGACGGGCGACTGGGCGTTCAATCCGCTGGTGGTGGTGCCGTGAATGTGACGGTAAATGTCGATGCCAGCGGCACTCAAGCGCAGGGCAACAATCCGAAGGCCAATGCTTTTGGCAAAGCCATCTCGGCTGCTGTGCAAGCTGAGATCATCCGACAGAAACGTCCAGGAGGCGCACTGAGCTAATGGCCACCTTCACCTATACCCCTAGTTTCAGTGCTGATCTAGAGGAGAAACCTCTAGTCCAGCGCATTCAGTTTGGCGATGGCTACGAACAGCGCGTAGCCTTTGGCATCAATACGCAGCCTAAAATCTGGAGCCTGCGTTTCAATAATCGTAACGACACTGAGCGCGATAACATCCTTACCTTCTTGCGTGCAAGGGGTGGTGTCGAGGCTTTCGACTGGACTGATCCCAATGGCTACGCCGGTAAATGGGTTTGCGACCAGTGGAACACAAGCCAGATCAGTTGCAACTTTAACGAAATAACTGCAACGTTCCGACAGGTGTTTGAGGCATGACGACGCCTACGTCAATCCAGCAGCAGATCCAATCGCTGGAACCATCAGCGGTTATTGAACTGTTTCAACTGCAACTGACTGCCGCCGTCAACGGCATCGACACCACGTTCTACTACCACGCTGGCACCAACGGCTTGACCGCCAATGTGGTGTTTGCCGGCATCACCTACACAGCAGCGCCGATTGAAGTCGACGGTTTTGAGCTGAACTCCAAGGGCACGTTGCCACGTCCAACCATGCGGATCGCCAACGTCACTGGCGCCATTTCCGCCCTGCTGCTGGCGTACAACCCGTTGCAGGCAAAGGTCACCCGCATTCGCACCTGCAAGAAATTCTTGGATGGCGTCAACTTTACTGGTGGCACCAACCCGACCGCTGATCCGACTGCCAAGTTTGAAGATCAGATCTGGTACATCGACCGCGTATCCAAGGAGAACATTCAGCTCGTTGAGTTTGAATTAACCAGCAAGCTGGATCTCACCAACCTGCAACTGCCCGGTCGTCAAGTTCAGGATTATTGCCCGTGGGTTTATCGCGGCGCAGAGTGCGGCTACACGGGCGGCAGTTACTTTGACGTGAACGACAACGCCACCAGCGCGGCTAACGATGTATGCGGCAAGCGGTTCAATAGCTGCAAGATCCGCTTCGACACCCTTGGCGTTTCCGACTATCCGCATGGCGGTTACCCTGGCTCCCGCATCCAAACTTGACGCCGAAGCCCACGCCCGTGAGGTTGCGCCATGGGAAGCGTGCGGTCTACTGGTACAGGTCGGCGCTGAGCAGAAATACTTACGGTGCCGCAATTTGTGCGAAAAACCAGAGCAGCACTTTGTCCTTGATCCGCGAGACTACCTGCGGGCAACACTGAGCGGAACCATTGTCGCCATCATCCACAGCCACCCCGAAGGACAGGACGCCAGCGAACTGGACCGCAAAGCCTGCCAGCAAAGCAAGCTGCCCTGGCTCATCTACCAACTGCCGCAGGACAAATGGCTGACCATCAACAACTGATCGGCAAGCCCTGGATCTACGGCGAGCAGGACTGCTACACGATGGTGCGGTCGTACTTCCAGTTGCAGGGGATCGACCTACCGGACTTTGAGCGCCCGGACGACCTTGAGACCAGTTCCAGTATTTACATGCGGCAGGCGTTGGGGCTTGGTTTTGAGCGGGTGGAATTTGAGCAGCGCCGAGTTGGCGATGTGGCGATCATGAAGCTGGGGACACGGGAGCCGATGCACGCAGCGATCTTCGTTGCGCCCTGGGAAATCCTGCATCACATGCGGGACCGGCTCAGTGGTGTGGAGTGGTTATCCAGCTACTATGTAAAAAGCATTGCTGCGGTGTTCCGATATGCAGCGGGTTCGTCTGCTGGGTGAGCTGGGCGAACGGTTTGGCGCTGAGCATACCTACTACAACCTGCGTACACCGGCGGACGCGATCAAAATTCTGTGCATCAACAAGCCTGAATTCAAAGACTTCTTGCTGAAGTCAGAGGAGAACGGCATCGGCTACCAAGTGCTGCAGGGCGGGCAAGACTTTACCTACGAAGAGCTACTGCTGCCATTCGGTGAGAAGGATCTGGTCATCGTTCCGGTACTTAGCGGATCCGGTGATGCAGGTGGTCAGATTCTGGCTGGCATTGGCCTGATTGCTTTGACGATCATTACCGGAGGTCTTGCCACAGGTTTTGCTGCGGGCGGTCTTTTTGGTATTGGCACTGTTGGTACTGCTGTTGCTGGTATTGGCGCATCATTAGTTTTAGGTGGTATTGCTCAAGCCTTAGTCCCTCAACCGCAAGTTCCTACCCTTGGCGGTTTTGGTTCTTCTTTGGGTGGCGCCGGCAATCGCATGGGCAGCCGGAACCGCACGAACGGACCCGAAAACGTCACCTCGGGCATCGACGGTCAGCAGTCCTATGCCTACACCGGTGCTGCAAATACGGTGGGCGTTGGCGCAACAGTGCCACTGGCTTACGGCAAGGTGCTCGTCGGCAGCCACCTGCTCAAGTCCAAATTCCAGATTGCCGATGAGTCTGACCCGGTGCTGACCTCACTGCGTTCTCCTGGGGTTGACACCATCCGCTTTGGCAACGAAATCCTTACGGATGACTTTTCGGACAAGTCGGGCGTCATTGCCAAGCGCGTCTACAAGACTGCGTTTAATTCGCCGGCATACTTTGATCCGGTCGGTCAATACGGCGTCACCAACAGCACGCAACTCATCCGCGTTGATCCCACGGTTAGCCGTTGCGTGGCTTCGCTGAATGTCTACGGCGGTTACATGGCAAGCACCGCTCAATATCAAGACTTCAACGTCGCCCTGTCACTGGAGAACGGACTGTACGATTATGCCGGTGGACCTGGAACAACATTTGTCGATGGTTATATCACTTACGAGTTGAAAGTTTTCCGCGATTATTTCACCACCGATGATTATCTAATTGCAGCCGATCAGGCAACAATTCAAGGTTTGATCTTTGGCGGACAGTTCTTTGGATGGATGCACCGCTTGGAACTGCCGGACATCAACACCGAAAGCATCGTAACCGTCCAGGTTGAAGTGATCGCGGCTGGCGCAGTGGCTAACGGCAGCGAAGGCACCAACCCGATCTACCTGCGGCTCAATAGCATCGGGTATCAGCTCTACTGAGATGGCACTTAACTCCGTCACCACTATCAAAGTTCTTGACCTCCTGTGTGAAGGTCCGATTGGTGGCGTGATCAACGGGCTGCAAGGCGTCTACCTCAACGAAACACCGATACAAAACAGCGACGGTAGTTATAACTTTCCACAGGATCAGATCGCTGCCAACTCGCTAATTGGAGCTGCACAGCAGGGCAAGACTGCATGGTTCAACGACGGCACATCTGAGATCGTTGAGGTCAACCAAGAGATCGGTGAAAACTACAGCGAAGACCTGAACAGCAATAACGAAGTCGTCAACCGTAAATACGGCGCTGGAACGATCACGCGCCAGATTACTGACCCAACTGTTGATTACGTCGAGCTGCTATTTACAATCCCCAAGCTGTATTCCGTAGCACAGGAAAGCCTTGCCAAGGGTCAACTATTTGGTGGCACGCTACAAGTTCGCGTCTATGTGCAAGCCAAGGGCAGCAGCACCGGCTTCATCCTGGCATCCGACAGAAGCATCAGCGGTGTTTCCACCAACAACTATCAGTACAGCACTGGTCTGATCAATCTCAAAACCTTTGGCGCTGGTCCCTGGAATATCAAAGTTGAAAAGGTCGATCTAGGCGAAGGTCATTTTGAGATTAAATACACCAGCTTCAAAGAAACACCGCAGAACACACCGCTCGCCAATAATCGCGGCAACCAGATTATTTGGTCTTCGTATTCACAGACGATTGCCCAGAACGTCAACTACAACTATTCGGCACTCAACGAACTGTCGATTTCAACTAAGGCGTTCAGCAGCCTGCCGTCACGGGCATATCTGATCAAAGGTCGCCTGGTCAAGATCCCAACTGGCGCCATAGTGCAATCCAGTGGCTACCTGACTTTTGACGACGCCAGCTTCAACGGTGCGCTCCAAACCGCCGAGAAGTGGACAACCTGTCCAGTCTGCTGTTTCTACGACATCCTTACCAACCGCCGCTATGGCGCTGGTCAATTCGTCACTGCCGCCAACCTGAACTGGGTCGATTTGTACCCCATCGCCAAATACGCGAACCAGCTAGTCACCAATCCTGACGGTACCCGCGAGCCGCGCTTCGCCTGCAACGTCGTCATCGGTGATCGCGCCGAGGCTTACAACGTCTTGATGGACATGGCTTCGGTATTCCGGGGCATCCTGTTCTGGTCAAACAATGTCATCCAGGTCGCAGCAGATCACGGCAACCTTGATGGCAGCGAGCTTGGCGTCTCACATATCTACAACAACTCCAACGTTGTCGGCGGCGTCTTTGAATATTCCGGCAGCTCGCTCAAAACCCGTAGCACCAGCGTTCACGTCCGCTACAACGACCCAGAGAATTTCTACAAGCCGAACGTCGTTGTTGTTGAAGACGCGTCGCTGATCGCCAAATACGGCTACATCGTCAAAGAGCTGATCGGTTTCGGCTGCACCTCCAAGTGGCAAGCCCAGCGCGTGGGGCTATGGACGCTGAAGACGGAAGCCCTGGACGATGAGGTGGTGTCGTTCTCCACGGGTCTGCAGGGTGCAGTGGTGCTGCCCGGTCAGATTTTTGCGGTCTGCGATGAACTGCGCCAAGGCACGCGGATCTCCGGTCGCATCTCCTCGGCTACGACGACTGCCGTTGTTGCGGATCAGGCGATCACGTTGCCTGCTGGATCCAGCCCCAAGCTGACCTGCCTGCTGCCCAACGGCACGGTTGAAACCCGCGACATCAGCAGCGTTGCCGGCAGCACGATCAACGTCAGCAGCGCCTTCACTACTGCACCCAACGCCCAGTCGATCTGGAGCATTACAACCTCAGGCGTTGCCAATCAGAAGTTCCGTTGCATCAGTGCTGCCGAAGGTGCCGATGGCACTTACACGATCACCGGCATTGTCCACAACGACAGCATCTATGCCTCGGTTGATAACGGACAGGCGCTCCAGTTCCCGGACATCACAACGTTTGATTCGGCGCCGCCTGCAGTCAAGAACATTGCGTTCAGCGCCGGTCAAGTCCGCGATGGCACAGTGCTCACCACGCAGGTGAATGTGTCCTGGGCAAAGGGTTCTGGTGGTGCAACCTTTGGCTACGACGTTTCGTACAACACCGCCCAAGGCAATAGCCGTACGGTTCGCACAACCAATCCCAATATTGAAATCATCGGTCTGCCGGAGAACTTCGACCTCAATGTTTCGATCATTGCCTACGGCTTGGGCTTCAAAAAGAGTTCACCGATTGCCCGCGAATCGTTCCGCGTTCCATCATTTGCATCAACAGCAAATCCAACTGGCAGCGTTCAGCAGCTACCGGAAGACGCGCAAAGCGTCACGTTGGAACAGATTGCCAATAACCAGATCATGCTGCGCTGGGCAAAACCAGTGGGCGTTGGATCTGACTTCCTAACGGCAATCATCCGCCACAGCACCAAGACTGATGGCACTGGCGAGTGGGCTGATTCCACGCTGCTAGCAGACCGCATTGGCGCCAACACCACCTACGCCCTGGTGCCCAAACTCAACGGCGAATACCTGCTGAAGTTTGAAGATCCAGCCGGACTGCGTAGTGAAAATGCCACCAGCGCGATCTTCAATCAGCCCGATCAAATTCCGGTCCTATCCGTCACCACCGTCCGCGAAGACACTACCAGCCCGCCATTCCAAGGCACATTCCTCAATAGCCGCTATTCAGACGAATACGACGCCATCGTGATTGATGGCACGGCAACGATTGACGAGATCCTTGATTTTGATGCCATCGGCGCGATGGATTTCACTGGGCAACAGCGCCTCAGTGGTGAGTATTACTTCACCAACATCGTTGACCTTGGCGCCAAATTTACGGTTGATTTCCGCCGCATCCTGACCACACGCGGGTTGTACCCAGCCGACAACATTGATAGCCGCACCGAGGATCTTGACCGCTGGAGCGATTTTGATGGCGCCTTGGCTGATGACACCAGTGCCGACATTTACTTCCGTAGCAGCGATCAGGCAACCGTTAGCGAATTTGTGTTGCTGGAAGACGGCGACAAACTGCTGATGGAAGCCACGCCGGATCGGTTCCAGTTGGAGTCCAACATCAACTTTGGAACATGGCTGCCCATGTACAACGGCAGTTACGCCGGTCGCCAGTTCCAGTTCAAGGCGGCACTCAGCAGCGCCCGCACCGACCAGACCCCGCTGGTGGACGAACTGGGCTTTGAGCTGGTGTTGCGTTCCAGAACCGAAAACAGCGCCACGATCACCAGCGGTGCGGCGTCCTACGCGGTGACCTACTCCAAAGCGTTCTATGCAACGCCAGCCATTGGCATCACTGCGTTCAACCTTGCCACAGGGGATTACTATGAAGTGACTTCTGCTAGCAGGACTGGCTTTACGGTGACGTTCCGCAACAGTGCTGGCACTGCTATCAGCCGGAACTTCCAGTACATCGCCAGTGGCTACGGCACTGAACAGGCTTAATCATGGCAACGCACGACTACATCATCAGCAATGCCTCTGGCGCGGCTGTCCGTGCTGACCTGAACAACGCCCTGGCGGCAATCGCCACCAACAACAGCTCCGCCACGGAGCCAACCACAACCTACGCCTATCAGTGGTGGGCAGATACGGGCAGCTCGCCCACGGTGATGAAGCTGCGTAATGCGGCAAACAGCGGCTGGATCACCCTGTTCCAACTGGATGGTGAGTGGACGGTTGTTCCGTTTGAGAACGGTACGGCTGCTGCCCCATCGATCTATTTCAAGGATAGCGGGACCGATACAGGTCTATTCAGCGGCGGCACTGATCAGGTCAATATTTCAACTGGCGGCACTGAGCGGGTTGAGTGGGGCACCAGTGAAGTGGTATTTAACGATGTTGGAAACAACTACGACTTCCGCGTAGAGGGTGATACAAACGCAAACCTATTTTTTGTTGATGCGTCGGCAGATCGTATAGGGATTGGCACAGCGAGCCCTAGCGTTGAACTTGACGTTCGCGGCGAAATCAAAGCTGGAAATGGGACCGTGGTTCCGATTGTTAGCTATAGCTCTACGAACACAATCTTTGGCTCCAGCAGTGGTCACCCGCTTGCTTTTGTAACTTCAAATACTGAAAGAGCGCGGCTGGATACATCGGGTCGCCTCCTAGTGGGCACGTCTTCGAGCATTGAGAGCACTTCAAAACTGCAAGTCAAAGATGGTTCGCTAAATATCTACCACGCAAGTGCTGCTGCAGGTGCTGGCTATGCCATCTTTTTCACTACCGATGGCAGCTCATCTGCTTTAGCTCAAGCAAAAATTGAAGGCTTGCAGGAAACAGCTAACACAAGTGGTGGGCGTCTTGTTTTTTCCACATCTGCGTCGGGGTCGGGTTCTCCGACGGAGCGGATGAGGATTGCAAATGATGGGTCAATCACGTCAACCATTGCCGCCACTAATACTGCCAACAGTGTTTTTAACGCTACAAGCACTTCGTACATATCTACTCAAATAAGCATCAATAACTACACGGCAGCAGGCACGGGATTTAATTTTCTCCAATGCTGGTCGGGGAACTTTAGTTCTGAAAGATTAAAAATTATTGGCAACGGCAACGTCCAAAACGCAAACGGCAGTTACACGACTCTTTCTGACGCCAAATTAAAAGAAAACATTGTTGATGCCAGTTCCCAATGGGATGATCTAAAAGCAATTCAAATCCGCAACTGGAACTTCAAAGAAGAGACTGGACACGAAACTCACCGTCAGATCGGTCCCATTGCTCAAGAGTTGGAGATCGTTTGCCCTGGATTGGTATTTGAAACTCCAGACCGCGATGAAGATGGCAACGAGACCGGCGAAGTTACTAAAGGAGTCAACCAGTCCGTGCTCTACATGAAGGCAGTCAAGGCGCTGCAGGAAGCAATGGAGCGCATCGAAACCCTAGAAGCCAAAGTCGCCGCCCTGGAAAGCGCGTAGTCCCCTTCACTAATACACAGCAGGAGAAACCATGGCTGACCGCAAAATCACAGACCTCGCGGAACTTACCTCACCAGTAGCCGCTGACCTGCTGCCCATCGTTGTCGCCGCAGAACCCACTGCCGCTAACAAAAACAAAAAGATCCAATACGGCACCTTCCTCCGCAACATACCTAGCGGCACGGTTGGCGCACCCAGCATTGCCTGGACTGCTGACACTGGCGTCACGGGCTTTTATCGCTCAGCCGCCAACGAGATTGCCTTCACCACCAACAGCACCTTCCAAGGCAAGTTCACCACACAGGGCTTGCAGCTCGGCACTGGCACCGCTGCTGCTCAACTGCATCTCTTCAGCGCCGACACGACCGATCAGGTCATCATTGAAAACACCGATGCAGGCTTAGACACGGCACCTGATGTTGTCCTGTATCGCAACAGCGCCAGCCCTGCCAATAACGACAACCTCGGCAACCTGGAGTTTCGCGGTAAGGACAGTGCCGGCAACGATCAGACCTACGCCCAGATCCTGTCCACGATCTCAACGGTCACCAACACGTCTGAGGTCGGCATCCTTGATCTGATGACTGCCGATGCGGGCGCCAGTGCCATGCGTTTGCGGCTGAAGGGTTCCAACGTCGGCATCAGCGAAAGCAACCCGATCTACCCGCTGCACGTCAGCAACACGGTTTCCAGCACCACGCTGCAACTGCAATGCACGGTGAACGATGCCAGCAGTGGCGCTGATATCACCATGTATCGCCGGCGTGGGGCTACCACTGTCGGTCAGAACAATGACCTGCTGAGCACCATCTACTGGCGCGGTCATAACAACAATGCCACCACTGAGCAGGTGGATTATGCCGCCATAGAAGGCATTATCATTGACGTTACGAACAACGCCGAATACGGGCAGCTCGCCTTCAAGGTTCAGAACGCTGGCACCCTCAGCACCAGGCTCACCCTGCAGGCTGGCACGCTGACGCTGGCTGATGCGGTGAACATCGCTGTCAACACCACGACCGGCACCAAGATCGGCACCGCCACCACACAGAAAATTGGCTTCTACAACGCCACGCCAGTGGTGCAGCCTGCTGCTATCCCTGACCTAACGGTTACTGCCACTACCGGCACACTGCCCACGGCGAATGGATCGGTCACGATTGCAAACGCAGCTACCCCAACTGTTGTGGAGTTGCTTGAATACTGCACGGAGCTGGAAGCCAAATTAGAGGCTGCCCTGGCTCGCCTCCGTTCACTCGGTCTCATCGCCACGTAAACACTGATGCCCTGCACTAAGGAACAACTGGTTTTAGCCGTCAACAGTTACGCCGCCGCCCGCGTCAGCAATGATGCAACGCTGATTCAGGTGGCTGCTCAAATCCTGAGCGGTGTTGTTGACACCCTGGAATTTGCGGAGCCTGAGGCTGAGGAAGATGGCGGTCAAGAGTAAGACAGGAACTGCACGGATCGAGCATCAGCCTGGTCCGCCTAAAACCACGCGCCAGGGATATGGTCAACAGTCACGCCCCAGGCGCCGCGGCCGCAAGCCACTCAGGGGGCAGGGGCGCTGATATGGATCCCGACACACGCGAAAACTGGCGCAAGATACGCGACCACCTCGAAGCAGTCGGGAAGACAAATAACCACTACTACCGCCGCGCGGTGGCAATCCTGCAGGGCAGGCCGGACCCGTTCGATCGCTATTCTGGATTTGAGCCAGGTGCTGCCGGTGAGCGACGAAACTAGGAGCGTGAGTGAGGTGCTCACCCAGTCGCTGCCGGCTGCCCTGGCTGCTGGGATGGTGGCTATCGGCGGCCTGCTGATTTCGATGCAGGTTCAGTCCGCACGGATCGAAGCCACAATCGTGCAGATGGCCAAGTCTTTGGATGAGCTTAAGGTCGACGCCCGCGCGCAGCTCACCGAACTCGACCAGCGTGTGCGCGCCCTTGAGATGCGCCCATAATCGGGAAGCCAGACGCTATTGCTATGTCTGCTGAAACCGTTGCGATCATCGCGATCATCGTTGCCGCTGGCAGCGAGATCATCGGCATGTCGAGCCTTAAATCAAATAGCTGGATCCAGCTGCTGCTCCAGGCGCTGAAGATCATGTTCCCGAAGCGTCGCTGACCACATGGCCAACACGGCACCGATCACGCTGCAGGCTCTGTTTCGGTATTACAAAGGCCTCCCGCATCAGGCCGCGGCGATCAGCTTGCTAGAGCAGGACCTGGCCGCCAATGGATACCAGAGTGCGATGCGGCGTGATCGGCCGTGGTTCGAGGCCTGGAGCCAGGATGGCAAGCAACTGGACCTCAGTGCTGGCATCAACCTGATCAAGCAGTTCGAGGGCGTTCATCTCTCGGCCTACCCTGATCCGCTGAGTGGTGGCGACCCATGGACCATCGGCTATGGCACCACCCGCTATAGCGGCGGCGTGCCGGTGAAGCGCGGCGACAAGATCAACATGATCGAGGCCGACATGCTGCTGCGCCTTGAGGTCGATCGGATTGCGGACAAGCTGGGCAGGACCATTCCGTACTGGAAGCTGATGGATGACAACCAGCGGTCAGCGCTGGTGAGCTTTGCCTACAACCTGGGCGAAGATTTCTACGGTGCGACCGGCTTCGAGACCATCAGCAAGGCGCTCCGCGATCAGGCCTGGGACCAGGTGCCCAAGGCTATGGAGCTGTACCGGAACCCTGGCAGCAACGTGGAGGCCGGCCTGCTGCGGCGGCGACTGGCCGAAGGCGAACTGTGGGGTGATCATCGGCCGAAAGCTGAACCGATGCCAGCCAAACTGACGCCCGACTCATCGTTCAGTGCTCGGATCACGCCGCACATCCGACTGGGCGAGTTCGCGCTGGATCAGGAGGCCAGGCGCTTTCGGCATCAGTATCAGGTAAATACCGCTGCAGAGCTGGCAGCGTTCCTAGAGCGCGTGCGCCAGCAGTTCGCTGGCAAGGGCATCATCATCACCTCCGGCTATAGGCCGGCTGCGATCAACGCCTCAGTCGGTGGCGCCACCAATAGCGAGCACCTCTACTCCGCTCCTGGCGTCGGTGCTGTCGACTTCGTGATCGATGGGGTTGATATGAAAGCTGTCGAGAAGTGGTGCGATGAGAACTGGCCGCATAGCCTCGGCTACGCTGCTCCAGCCTTCATCCACCTCGGCCGCCGTGCTGATGGCCAACGGCGTCGCTGGAATTACACCTGATGTTGCTTCCTGATCATGAGATCGCCCGCCTGTGCAAGCAGGAGGCGATGGTGACGCCGTACAACGATGACAACCTCAACCCCGCCAGCCTGGATGTCACCCTGGGCGATCGGATCATGATCGAGGTGGCCGGGCACCCTGAGCTGCAGATCCTGGGCATCACTGGCCATACCGAGGAGGATCCGTTCTGGATCCAGCCGGGGGAGTGGTTCTTGGCGGAAACCAGGGAGATCTTCAATCTGCCCGACCACATAGGTGCGCAGTTTGTTCTTAAGTCGAGTCGCGCTCGCGAAGGCTGGGATCATGCCGAAGCCGGCTGGTGTGATCCGGGGTGGTATGGCTCCAGGCTGACCATGGAGCTGAAGAACAGCCGCCGGATGCACCCGCTACCGATCTGGCCTGGCCTAAAGATCGGGCAGATGAAGTTCCTGCTGGTCAGTGGCCGCCCGGATCGCAGCTACGCCCAGACCGGAAGATATAACGCAGATTTGGGCGTGACCGCCAGCAAGGGCTAGCGTCAATCGGGAGACGCCCAGACCTCAGCGGGACGGCTGGGGTCTTTTCATTGGATGCACCAATGGCGCCATCCGTAGCCGATGGATCATGCCAGGCGCCTCGGCCGGATCATCCATCGGGATCATCGTGTAATCATCGCAGCCATGCTGCTCGGCGAAGGTGGTCGCCGCGATGTGCGTATCGAACGGTCCGACGTGCCAGGGACCGATTCGGAGGATGTAGGTCATGGGCAGAAGGATAGGGGCGCTGGAGCGCCCCGGTGGGGTCAGCGCCCGAGGCACCGATTGGCAGGCTGCTCAGAAACCCAACCGCCTTCTTCGCCAGGGTTGGGCACTGCTGCTGTAGGCAGCTGACGAACCCACACCATGCCTGGCTGGGGCTCACGGTGGCCTTCAATCACCTCCGCCCACATCACGGCGCCTGGAAACCAGCTGGCCATGTGAGGCATGTCCACCCAGACCTTTTGGCCGACGGTGAGAATCTCGCCGATCTGATCGAGGAGTTGAAGCATGGCGTCCTCCGCCTGAACTGAAGTAACTGTACCCCGCCGACGGGGCACACTCCCCCGCATACGGGGCACCTTTACAAACCGTCACACTGCCTGCTCGGGTTGCGCTCGCTACCGTTTAGCAAGCCGGGGCTATCGCCCATGCGGGCGTACATCGTGGAGATCACCGCCAAGGTGCTGGTGCGCTCCGAAACCGATCCCGACGAGCTGCCGGCTGATATTTACTCCCAGATCGCAGAGTTCGTCCATAGCGAGGACGATCTGCTGGAGCTGGGCATCGAGCTGTTCACCCTCCCCGTGGACCTCTGTGGATCAACACCGGATTGAGGAGACACGGCTGATCACCCGGCGATCCGCCCGTGATCAGATCCACCTGGCGTGGAACTGGTGCTGTGCATACTGTCGCGAGCCACTAGGGCGCTCGCCAACGCTGGATCACGTCATCCCTAAAGCGCATGGCGGCCTCACCGTACGAGAGAACCTGGTGAGCTGCTGCTTCATGTGCAACAGCCAGAAAGGTCACAAACCATGGGTCGACTGGTATCGCGCCCAACCCTTCTGGTCTGCACTCAGCGAGTGGGCGATCGCAACCTGGCTACATGGTGAGCAGGATTGTGACCACCAGGATGCCGCCTAGCCAGGTCAATCCAAACACCACCACGGGAGGGATATTCATCGCGCCAGCAGTTGATCGAGGTAGATCTCAGCCTGGAAGTGATCCGAGCTATAGCGGCAGATGCCACCGACGCAGCTCCGGTAGTAGATCTCCATCCCTTCGCGGAACAACGTCTCGACATAGCCGCCATCACGCTCTGCGCGAGCGATCACTTCAACTTCAGCCATTGCGCTCCTCGCGATGAATCCAAATCTTCAGGCCAGCTACATAGTCACGCAACACCTGCGCCTGCTGCAGGTGCCAGTCCTCGCCAGAGTCGAACCAGAGCCGGTTATGGCGATCGATAGCCTGCAATGACTGGTGGATCATCACATTCCAGGGCTCTCTGATTGGCGTGTTGAACTCACGCTTGGACACGGCGACCGGGCGGCCTTTATCAGTCTGGCGCTGGCAATGCCCGATGGAACATCTCGCAGCTGGCGCCGTATCGCCCGCCACTGCGCTTCGATTCCGGGATCATCAATTCACACCGATGCTTGTCCATATCCCACTGCAGGCAGTCCCAGCACATCACTCCGGCCTCTCGTGGCCTGATGCTGGCTAGCGCCGCCTGGAAGACCGTCTCGGCGCGAAGCATCGCTTCCTGCAACTGGATGGTGCCAGTGTCGACATCCAACTGATGCTCAGGCTTCGGTCCGAGCGTGATCTGTGCGTGCCAAGTCCGATCAGCGCGATCGCATACCAACAGCAACCGACCGGACTTGAGACGGATCATTCATCTTCGCCATAACTCGGCTGGTGATACAACCGCTCCAGCTGCATTGTGATCGGCTCGCCTTCCACAATGTCCACCGGATCGGTCATATCCTTTGCGACGAATACCAGCCGCGATCCGTGCGGCTTGATCACCAGCAGGCCGATCCGCGGCGATTTAGCGAGCAGTCGCAGGGCGATCCGCTCTAGCCAGGTCAGCTGCAGGTGTTCGAGCATGACTCCATCTTGGCGATCAATCGATTCAGATACCACTCCGCCTTGCGGGCGTCCTCCAGGGCATTGCCCTTGAGCCACATGCGGATCATGTACTTCAGCGCCTGCCCCTGTAGGTATGCAGGAACCATATGCGGCGCATCGGTGATCACCGATTCGATGAAGTCGATCGCCTCGACGGTGCCGGCTTGATAGTGCGGGGGATGGTTGACCAGATCAGACACGGGATGGTGCTCCTCGTTTTGGTTGGCGTTCAAGGTCGGCGGCCATTTCTGCAGCAGCTCGCAGCATGGTGCTGAGAGGGATGCCACTGATGGATCGCTCGGCCATCCAACGAATAGCCAGGCGATAGCCGTGGCTGGCGTTGCCGTTGCCGATCTGCCGCGCCATTGCTACTTCTTCGTCCGTAACTCGGATGTTCAGCGTCCGATTTCGCACGCGCTTGGCTATCGCCACTTATCCCCCAGCAGCACCTGGCGGCAGACCTCGATGGCCTGCTGCGCCTGCTTCTCGGTCATCACCGACTCGGTTTCATCCATGGCCTTGATCACACGGGCGAACAGGTCGGGGTAGTAGGTATCCCGGAAGTTGGCGCCGATGTCCAGGCAGAACTCCTGCCACAGGCCGGTGTAGGTGCCGCAGGTGCGGCCGCTGGCGGCATAGAGCGCGTCCATCATGTCGGCGCGCTGCTGGTCGAGCTGAACGCGGTTCATTGGTGTGGGTGCATGGCTTGGCGGATCGTAAGCAGTTCTTCCCGGCGTGCCGAGATGTGCGGGTGACTGGGCAGCCCAGCCAGCTGGTCGAGCCGTGCATCGATCAGCGCGCATAGCCTCAGCCGCTCTTCACACTGGCCGGCGTGGAACATGCCCGAATCGCTGATGAGCGCTTCGAGTTTGGCGCGGATGTGGTCAGTCATTGGAACCCTCCAGCTCGGCGGCGATGGCGAGGAGGTCATTACGCATCTCAGCCCGTTCTTCCCTGAGCACTCGTTCGCAGCAACTACCGGGAGAAAAGTCGAGTTCATCGATCAGACGGATTGGCACCACCTGATCCGCAGCAGCACGCAGGGCGGCAACGGCATTGGCACGAGCCCAGTACCGCTCTGGACCCGTTGAGTTTTCTGTGTGCAGGGCATCCAGCACTGCCTGCGCGGCGGGGCTCAGTGGGGTAGTGTCAGTCATTGAGTAGACCTCCATCAACGAGAGCATCACACCATTCCTTGAATGGTGCTTCGATCTGAGCCATGGTTTTATTGTCCACGGCGCTTGGATCGCGGATCATGGCAATGGCAAGGCCAAGAGCATCACCGAGGCGATTCTCAAGGCTGTTTAGTGGCACAAATTTGAAGTCAGTCATTGATTTGCTTGGTCATAAAGAGCATTGACAATGATGCCGCGATCACCGGGGTAGAGATCAAAGGGAGTTTCGTTAAGCCACAAGGCCACCGTGCGGATCGCAGCGCGGGCTTCTTCCTCCCAGTTGATGGGTTCATCGTCTCGACCGATAGCGCGGGCTACCTGATCAACCAGCGAATTACCAACTTGGTTTGAAGTAGAAGTTGGCGTCATGCCAACCCTAAGATCGGGCGTCAGTAATGCTTTTAACTCTGCCTGCTGCTTTGCAGTAAGTTTCAGAGGTTTGCTGATCTGGTGGACTTTTGATGCTTGGCATTCAGCAGCTTCTAACGATTCAACCCGGCTAAATAAAGCCACAATGTTTGAATTCGTTTCGACAATGTGCTTTTGAACCGTATCTTCTAGCGTCTTGACCCTGGCGCGGAGTTCAAGGATGCAGGTTTGAGGAGCGTAGCCGTATTCATCAGACCAATGCACTATTTCGGCCCATTGCTTGGGCGTTGCTGTGTAATCAGTCATCGAGCTGCTCCAGGGCGCGGCGGATAATTTCTACCAGAGCTGTGTCAAATACTATTAATTCTTTCATGTCATCAGACTCTGGCTCTTCTTCAAGAATTTTTAGCGCTTGCTTCTTTAAGGACATACGTCCGGGGCGGCGATAGTTGTAGAACTCGGTCACATCTTCTTCTTCCCATGCGGCACAATGCTTTAAGTAATTACCACACGCTAGTAATTCAGTGTCCGCGCCCCACTGCGAGGCTCTAGTGGCGATGTCTTGTAATTTTTCGGTTGAAAGCGTAACCATAACAAGTTTTCGTTTTCCGTCAGTGTATTCAGGAGAATCACGCCATTGCTGCACTAACTCAGGGGATGGGATGATTGGATGTTGTTGGTCAGTCATTAGTCCTTTCCTCTAATGGATTCATCGAGTTTCAACTCGCCTTCAGCACGTTTTAGTAATTGAAAACTAGCTTCTTCTTTGTCTGGATAATCTGAAGGCTTACAATCACCTTCAAGCCACCACGCAAGATCATCTACAAGCTCTTTACACAAATCTTTCCAGTTGCTGTGTCCCATTTCATACATTACCTCTTTGAACAAACGATGAACTTCTCCGGCGTCATCTACAAACTTGCCTTTGTAGTAGAAACCGTCTTCAGTAAACTTGGCGATTTCTTTGGTGTCCCTTGTGTTAAGGATGATGGAATTGGGCTGAAGGTCTTGTCCAGCCACACGGAATTGGTTAGTCATGGTGATTAGTTGCTCCGTTTAATCAGGCAGGGATTCGAGAACAGAGCGGATGAGCTTGTAATTCTGGATTTGCATGTCTGCGTGCTCTTCGTCCAGAGCCTCCAGCGCCTGCTCCTTCAAGCTCGGCGGCTTGGGGCGGCGGGTCGCGCGAAGGTCGTCAACCACGTCAAACCCCTGCTGTCGCAGCAGATGGCAACACGCCTCCAGCTCCTGGTCGGCGCCCCAGCGGGCGGCTTGGGTGAACACATAGGTGTCTGTGTCCGTGGCAAGCATGTGCGCCCAGTCACTTACCAGCTCCGGCGGTGGAGGGATTGGGTGCTCCATCACGCCACCTCCACTTCAGCGCCCGGCCAGCGGTTCTGGGCGTACCGGATGGCGGCGCCTACATTCTCAGCGCGAGTGATCCAGAGCATTGGCCTGGCGCCACTGGGATAGATCAAGAGGCGATACTCCTTAGTGCGAGCACCATGGCGCGGCCTGCTGATGCCTTCGCCATAGACACCCTGATCCTCCGGGTCAGTGCGCCACTGGAAGGCGACGGGTGAATTACTCATTGGGCAAGTCGGTAACAGTTTCGGGATTGAGCCATTCGAGTTGATTCCAATAGGGCAACCACTCATCGGCCGCGATCAGCTTGGCCTCGGTCAGGCTGTGCGCCATTACGCATTCACAAACGTTGGCGTCCTTGATCGTGAAGTAGAAGCGGCGAGGGGTCACTTGCGCACCTCCAGCTGGGTGCCGGAGTGGGTCATGCCTGGCTGGTTGCCGGCTTCGATGCCGATCATCGCGAACACGGCCGCGACGATCAGAAAACAGATGGCGTTGTTGATTTGGTTAATCATTGGAGGTGCTGGTTAGCCCAGCGGATTAGTTGATCTCTGGTGAATGGTCCCCGCGGCTCGGCGTTGGGGAGGTAGACGGTGTGGAGGCAATCGTGGGAGCTGATGGTGCCGCCCTGCTTGCGGACGGCGTAAAGGATCAGCTTGATGGTGCGGAAGCGGGTGGGCATATCACCCAGCCACGAAGGCCGCGACTTGCTGGGCGTTGTACCAGCGATCGCCGTTGCCAGCGCGCTCAACGATCAGCAGATCACCCCAGAAAGCGGTGAACTCCTCAAAGGTCAGGCCGGCTTTTTCGAGGGTGTAGGAAACGTTGCAGCCGTGGATCAGGTTCATGGTCATCAGTAATGAAGTGGCGCCCCTTCGTGCGTGACCTAAGTATGCCCTGCCGGCGGGGCACCTGCCATAGGCGTGTGACAGTTCTTCACACTGCACCCTCGCCCACTGCTAGCTCCACCGGCACCCGTAGCACCGGCAGGCTTTTGCCTGTCTCCCTGCTCCAACCGATCACTGCCACATGCACCGGCAACTCAACCGTGAACCAGCTATGGCCGCAGTCCACACAACGGCGCTTCCGTGTCGTGAGACTAGCCTCCTTGCCATTGGTCGCCACTGCCCGGATCGTGCTGCTGGAGCATCGGGGACACTGCATCGGTACTATGTGCATGTACCCCACTGGTCTAGCACAATGCAGTTCGGTGAGTGGATGCTCGTCGAGTTATCGACCGAAGAACGCTTCGAGCTAGAAAAGCAGGCCAGAAGCCTGCTCTCTAGCCCAGACGCTGGTCCGATGGCCGCGGCGTTGCTGAAGCAGTGCCGCTATCAGCAGCAACTACTCCAGCAGGCCGTCAATGAAATCGCTCGCCTCGAATGCGAGCTGATGTGATCAGAACATATCCCCGCTGTCGATTGTGACCACCACCCCATCAGTGGCGTTGGCCAGGCTCTGCGCAGCATTGCCAGGATCCACCCAGTCGCGCGGCGGTTGCCCCACTGCACTGATGTAGTTCAGGCCGGACTTGGCCTGCTTCTTCCAGCCGCTGATCGGCACCTGGACGCTGCCGTACTGGTCCGGGGTCTGGCTCATCACAAAGCGGCAGAAAGCGTCCAGCTCCTCCACTTTGATGTTCATCATCCCGCTGAAGTCCACCTTGCTCTCAGGTTTGGTGGACTTGAAGATGCTCAGATTCAGCTTGAAGCTCATTGGTCCTCGTTGGTAACGGTGTTGGCCTGTTCGTATTGCTCTACCCCGGCCAATGGGTAGAGCACGAAGCCCGGTGTCTTGAAGTACGCCGGACCTTTGCCAGCCTTTCGCCAGCGCATCAGAGTGTCCCGATGGATACCCCAGCGCTCAGCAAGCTGGCTGGCAGTTAGGTATTCAGAAGAGTTCATCGCTCTCCGGCTCAGGTGCTGGGGCAGGCTGGGCGATCGCAGCATTGAGATCCGCCACCGTGGCCGCAGGTGCCTCGGTCACGCTCACCGGCTCGATGTCGACCACCTCCTCTTGGCTCTGGATGCCCACCAGCAGATCGGGGACATAGAGCCGGCCGAACATCGCCGCCGCTCGATAGCGCAGCATCAGCTCCGGCATCGTCTTCCATTTTGATCCCGATTTGCTCGACCATCCTTCTGCCCGCGCCATACTCATGCTCACGGCAGGTCCGGTCACCGTCTTGCCGGTTGCTTTCTCCACCGCTGAGCACCTGCAGGCCATCTCCTCGCCTTTGCCGGCCAGCTCATACTGCAGCGGCTCAAAACGGCCGCAGCCATTGATCAGGGCAATGATGAACTGGCTGCTCCAGCTCGGTCGGCCGTGGATGATGTGCAGGTTCTGCATCACCTGGAAGGGACTCATCCGCATCCGGTTGGCGATTTCCAGTGCGACCAGGCAGTTCGCGAATCCTTGTTGCCCTTGAAACTGTGGCGGAATGAGCGTGCTCTGCGCCAGTGCCTTCGCGATTCGCTGAGCATCCTCGAAGGCGGCGATGCCGCTGAATACTGATCCGGTGGTGGTGGTGAGTGCTGTGCTGTCTGTCATCAGTAGGTCTCGATTTCAGGTGGTTGTTGCGTGCTGCCATCAGGCCGCGACCGCAGCCAGTTGGGCAGGCTGATCATCTCGATCTGATCGGAGTAACCAGGCCACCTCTGAGCAGTGCGGCACTCGGCTATCCGTTGTAGATCCCGCATGGCAGTCTCCATGCCGAGCTGGATCATCTCCTCATCGGCGGCATAGCAAGCGACGGCATACGGCGCCTTCTTCTCCACGGCGATGAAGATGAACTGCGATGGCCGGATGCCACTGGCCTGCTCCAGCGAGTGGAGATACCAGGCCGCTTGCACCCCATAGCGCCATTGGCCGATCGACTTACGGAACCCAGCGGGACTGGCGTCCTCTGTGGTCTTGAGATCGACAACGATTGAGCCATCATTTGTCAACCAATCCGGTCGACATTTACAACCCAGGCCGGTGCCAGAGTCGGTCCACATGTGAGTGGTCTCCGCCTCTCCGGGCAGGTTGAGCAGCATCGCGGCAGCGGGATGACTGTGGATCGCTCTGCCCATGTGCATCACATGGTCAGCTTCATCTCGGCTCAGCACGGTCTTGCCGGCGGACTCGGCCTCGAATGCTGCCCAGGCCTCCTTGCCGGCTTTGGTGCGGCGATCAATGCCATCAGGGGCAACGACATATTCCCGATCCCATTTGTGCAGCTCCAGCACATGGGTATGGAGCGCACTGCCTAGGCGCATGGCCGGAGTCGGTTCGGGGATGACTCGCTTCGGATCGATGTACCGCGCCCAATAGTGCAGCGGTGATCGCGCGATGAGATCCAGATGTGACTTTGAGATCGCAGGGTGTGCGTGATAGTCGGCGTTCTCCATAGGGTGTGGCGACTTGCGTCACCCTATAGCCTGTTGCTATCAGATGCAACCCCATGCGGCTTCGCGGTTACCAGCAGCAGACGATCGATGATCTCCGCAACGCCTATCGCGCTGGTAGCCATGCGCCCTTGCTATGCCTACCAACCGGCGGCGGCAAGACCATCATCTTCTCCGTTATCGCTAACTCGGCCGCGGTGCGTGGCAAGCAAGTGCTGATCCTGGTGCACCGCCGTGAGCTTCTCCATCAGGCCAGCCGCAAGCTCACCGACATCGGACTGGACCATGGCCTGATCGCTGCTGGTACTCCAGCCAGTGATCACCCTGTACGGATCGCGTCCGTACAGACCCTGGTGCGGCGGCTGCCCACCATGGACTGGCAGCCATCGCTGATCATCATCGATGAGGCGCATCACGCCTCCGCTGGATCATGGGCAGCAATCCTGGACAAGTGGCCTGATGCCTTCCGCCTGGGCGTCACCGCCACACCCTGCCGGCTCGACGGCCGCGGCCTGGGCACCGCCTTCGACCACCTGGTGCTTGGTCCATCCGTATCTGATCTGATCTCGGCCGGCTTCCTCTCGCCTGCCCGTATCTATGCCCCACCAGTGGTCGCTGATCTCACAGGCCTGCGCCGCCGTGCTGGTGACTATGCAGCCGATCAGGCCGCCACTGCCATGGATCGCCCTACCGTCACCGGCGACGCCATCGCTCACTATCAACGGCTTGCCCCAGGCCAGCGTGCGATCGCTTTCTGTTGCTCCATTGATCACGCCAGCCACGTCGCTGCATCCTTTAATGCAGCCGGCATCCCAGCCGCCACACTTCTCGGCAACACCACCGATCGCGATGCTGTCGTTGCAGCATTTGACGCCGGCTCAGTGCAGATTCTGGTGACCGTGGATGTGGTCTCCGAAGGCTTCGACATCCCAGCCGCCAGTTGCGCCATCCTGCTCAGGCCGACGCAATCGCTTGGCCTCTATCTGCAGCAGGTTGGCCGTGTACTCAGGCCTGCGCCAGGGAAGGCCGCGGCGATTGTGCTCGATCACGTCGGCAACGTCCACCGCCATGGCTTCCCCGATGATCTCCGCGAATGGAGCCTGACCGATGGTGCCCGCCGTGCCACCGGCACAGCAGCGCCATCAGTGCGCACCTGCCCGGAATGCTTCGCCGCATTCAAGCCAGCGCCAATCTGCCCGGCATGTGGCGCAGCGTGTGCACCGATCAAATCGCGCAAGATCCAGCAGCTAGCAGGTGAACTCGCCGAGCTACGCCGCGAAGCAGTCCGCCAACGGATCGAGGAGCGCACAGCTAGTCGCCGCGAACAAGGCAAAGCCCGCACCCTTCCCCAACTGCTCGCCCTAGCCAAGGAGCGCGGCTACAGTCCCGGCTGGGCATATCGGATCTATCACGCCAGAACGGGCTAAGTTGGGGCGCCCCTGCGCGCGCTAACGCCAAGGGCATGACCACCCGAACTACCGAGTGATGACTAAGGCTAACCTGTTGCCATCTTTGCAACGGATCAAAGAATTATTGCATTACGACCATGAATCAGGGTGTTTTTTTTGGAAGCAGAATAAAGGAAAATTTTTAGCAGGGTCAAAAGCTGGGACCATATGTAAGGGATACGTTGCAATAAAAATTGATTACAAGATATATGCTGCTCACAGGATTGCTTGGTTCTTGCTGACAGGCGAAGACCCGATGAATAAGCATATAGATCATATTGACAATGACAGGTCTAACAACCGACCATGGAATCTACGGTTAGCAACTAATAGTCAAAATATGTTCAATCAGCCTGCGCCCCAAAGCAATACGAGCGGTTTTAAGGGCGTTTCTTATAGAAAAACGCGCAGAAAGTGGATTGCGACAATCCAGAAAGATGGAAAGCAGCATTTTTTAGGGCATTTCAATACCCCCGAACTAGCCCATATGGCCTACTGCAAGGCCGCGGCAGAATTGCATGGGGAGTTTGCCCGTGGGCAATGAACGCTGAGACCGAAATCCAGCAGCGCATCCGCCTAGCAGTTGGCACTCGCTCCGATCTGCGCCTGTTCCGTAATCAGGTCGGTCAACTCCCAGATCCCCGCACCGGCCGCCCCGTTCAGTTCGGCCTTGCCCGTGGCTCCGCTGATCTCATCGGTTGGCGGACCGTGGTGGTGACTCCAGAGATGGTTGGCCAGCGCCTGGCCGTATTCACCAGCATCGAAGTCAAGACACCCACAGGCCACCTCACCCCCGCACAATCCGCCTGGCTCGGCACGGTCCGTGGCGCTGGTGGCATCGCTGGCATCGCTCGCTCAGTGCGCGACGCAGAAGAAATCCTGAGATAGCTTGCCAACCTTGCCTACCTCCTCCACACTCTGTCGGCTATCCGTCAGAGCCAAGTGGCTGCCATCGTCGATCAACTTTCATCCATCCCAGATTCATGGGCACTCGTCGCAGTCGGTAACGACAAGCGCCCCTATCAGCCTGAGTGGCAGAAGAACCCCCTCGGCAAGCGCCAAGTCGAAGCCGAACTATCAGCCGGCCGTGCCGTAGCCGTTGGCGTGCTCGCGGGTCCACCATCCGGCGGTCTCCTGTTCGTTGATCACGATGGCCTCGGTGCCTCGGAGGTGCTCCAATCGCTCGGCACATCCCTGCGCGAACTTCCCAAATCCTGGGCAGTCACCTCCGGCCGTGATGGTCGCCTGCAGATCATTTACAAAGTCCCCGAACCCTTCTGGGATCAGATCAAGACAACCAAGCTCAAGTCCTCAGTCAAGGGCGAGCAGCTCGAACTTCGCTGGACCGGCTGCCAGTCCGTTGTTCTCGGCAAGCATCCCATCACCGGCTCCTATCGCTGGCTCAATGGACGCGCACCTGGCGACCTGCCCATCGCTGAAGCTCCATCGGTTCTGCTTCAGCAGATGCAACGTCCGATCGAGACGCCACCACTCCTCCCATCCAACCCGACAGACGAAACCGATCGCGCTCGCACATACCTCGCCAACATCCCCGCCGCCGTCGCTGATGACTACGACGAATGGCTCAAGGTCGGCATGGCGCTCCACAGCGTCGGCAATGATTCGCTCCTCGGCGACTGGATCCAGTGGTCCACAGCATCCGGCAAGTTCAAGGCCGGCGAATGCGAGGCCAAGTGGAAGTCCTTCAAGTCCGACTCAGGCGGCGTAGGCCTCGGCACCCTGTTCCACCTCGCCGGTGGCGTTTCTCCCCGCGAGCAGGCCATCAAAGCGCTCAAGTCGGTGCTCGGTCCAGAGGTCGCACAATCAGCCGGTGCAGCCAAACCCATCAAGCTCGAAACCGGCGAGCTGCTCACCCTCCTCCGTCAGCAACTCGGTGATCGACTCCGCTTCAACATCTACAACCAGGCCGTGGAACTTGATGGCAAGGCCGTCACCGACCTGGAGCACTACTACCTCCAGCTCGCGCAGCTGAACATCAAGGTCTCCAAGGAGCTGGCCGCTGATGCCTTGGTGTTCGTCGCCAAGGAGAACCAGTTCGATCCCGTTCGCGAATACCTCGATCGCGTGGCTGATGAAGTGCCACCTGTGCCGATCGATCACCTCGCCACCAGTTACCTCCGCCCAGCCGATCAGCCAGGCAGCCTGTTCGACGCCATGCTCCGCTGCACCCTGATCGCAGCCGTCAGGCGCATCTATGAACCAGGTGCCAAGCACGATGCTGCCTGCGTGCTCATGGGACCACAGGGATGCGGCAAGTCCACCTTCTGGCGCAACCTCGGCGGTCCGTTCTTCTCCGATGCCCTAGGCGACATCAACAACAAGGACGACCTGCTCCTGGTCGGTAAGGCCTGGATCCACGAGTGGGGCGAGATCGATCGCATCACCGGCAAGAACCACGCCGGCAAGATCAAGGCCTTCCTTTCCCGCCAGACCGACTCCTATCGCGTGCCCTATGGCAAGGCTATGGAGGACTTCCCCAGGCGCTCGATCATCGTCGGCTCCACCAACCGCGACACCGGCTTCCTGATCGATGACACCGGCAACCGTCGCTTCTGGGTCATCCCCGTGGACGTGAAGACCATGATCGAGGTGGATGGCCTGCTGCTCGAACGCGATGCCATCTGGTCAGCAGCAGTGGCTGCCTATCGCGCTGGAGAGGCGAACCACCTGCCGCGTGAGCAGGAGCAGCAGGTCTCAGATGCCAACCTTGCCTACCTGGTGGAATCTCCTTGGCTTGCTCCAGTGCGCGAATGGCTTGCATCGCCTCGAAACGCTGGGATCCCAGTCACCACCGAAGGTTTGCTCACTGATGCCATCGGTAAGCCTGTCGAGCGCCAGTCTCGTGCGGATCAAATGCAGATCGCGTCCATCTTGAGAGAGCTGGGACTCATAAAGAGACGCCGTTTGGTCGGAACGGTCCAGAAGTGGGTTTATTGCCAACCTCACGATTGAGGTAGGCAACCCGAGATCCATTGCAGCCAGTGGCTTCTTCTACCCTTTCCTACCTTCCTACCTTCTAAAAAGAGTAAAATAAATAGAGAGGAGAGGAGGGGAGGGGGAGAAAAACCCTTATATAGGAAACGGTAGGCATTGCCTACCTAGGTTGGAATCGGCGCCCATCGCATGGCCGTCTCACTTGAGACGCTTGAGACGGCCTGAGGCTGGCGATCCGCCTACCCTTGGGACATGACCACCCTGCGCCTGGATATCAAGTCGGAGCTGCCCACCGCCATCCGGTGGACCGACACCATGACGAAGCAGCTTCCGTTCGCCATCAGCCAGGCCTTGAACAAGACCGCCTTCGATATGCGGGAGGCGATGAACGGCGCCACCCGCCAGTACTTCAAGAACCCGGTGCCCTTCACCCAGCGGGCATTCCTGGTCAACAGGTCCAGCAAGCGCGACCTGACCGCTGAGGTGTACGCCGAGCGTCGCCGGGCTCGATACCTGCGCACGCTGATCACTGGTGGTGATCGCGGGCAGAAGCCGGTGGAGCTGCGCTACCTGGCCAAGGCTGAGGCGACCATGCCGAGGGGCTCTGTGCTGGTCCCTGCAGCGATCAACCTCACGGCCGCTGGCAACGTCTCCCTGGCCACGCTGAAGCGCATCGAGAGCCAGATAGCTACCAAGGGGCGCAACAGCGTCTTCCTTGGGCGTCCAGACGGTGCTGGCAGGCCTCCTGGTGTGTACCAGCGCACGGCTAAGGGCAAACTGCGTCCGCTGATGATCGCGGTGCCACGCGCCCGCTACGGCAAGATGTTCCCCATGGAGGAGATCGGGCAGAAGGTGATCACCCGACGCTTCGGTGATTATTTGCGCAGCTCGCTGGAGCGTGCGGTGGCTACTGCCCGATAGGGGGAGGGGGGGGGTGCCCTTCAATGGGTCCTTCTGGGGGCGTTTATCGCGGGTCGTCCAAACG